TTCGTCATATCAATTTGATTTAAAACCAATCCCAGACCACAACCACGAGGCCCGGAATTGGTGGATTACATGTTAAAACATTTCTATTTGATTATTTTCAAACCTATTCTTAACGCCGATCATGTTTTTAATAGTTTGGTTGTAATAACTTTCTTTTAATTCTATTCCTTTCGCTTTGCGCCCCATGCTGACAGGGCTGTAAATCTCAGAACCAACCCCCATAAATGGAGTCAATATGACCTCACCCGGATTTGAATATAACTCTACAATCCTATCAATGACATCTAATTGTAACGGGTGAACGTGCTTTTCGTCATCCCCTTCTCTAGCTGGTTTAAATTCCAACACATTCCGGTTCCTGATATCATCCCAAACGGATGAGGCGTAACGCTGCCAAATGATATGAGCTTTTTTGTTTGTCTTATGGTCAGCCCATTGTTTGTATTTTATCAGTATATGATCCCATGAGCCATATTTACGCTCCATTTCCGGGAGCAATGGAGTTGACCCGGCATAATAATCTAACCCGGTTTTGTGAGTCACAGGTATTTTATTTTCCCCGCCTTTTCTAAAAATTAAAACATAGTCAGGTATTGCAGTATAACACTTAGTTGAGTCCTCTACAATCTGCTTATGCTTAAGGCTATTTACCATAGTCCTAGTTCTGACCTCTAACGGTTCCTTCCATATCGTTATCCTATTGTTGTAAGAAAAACCATATTTCAAATGAAGCTTAATAATCTCATGTGGAAAGTCCCACAATGTGTGAGCTGTTGTATGTGTAATTACATCAGAACAATGTACCGCCGTTATCCTGCCGGGTTTTGTTACCCTCGCTACCTCTTTAATCAAAAATTCAAATTGTTGCAAAAACTGCTCTTTTGATTCACAGTTCGAAAAGTCATTTTCACTTGAACTGTATTGGTAAAGCCCGGCGAATGGTGGGGAGTAAACCGAAAGGTCAATACTTTCCTTTTCTAGTTCTGGTAAAACGTGCATGCAATCTCCGTTATACAGTGAATAATTTTCTGTATGATATTGGTTAATAACCTTCATAATTAAATAAATTTAGGCGTTAATATTTCTTTTTCAAATTTGATTTTCTCAACCTTTAATCCTTTGTTTAATGTCGTATTTAAACTGTCAAATAACTGTATTGCTTTTTCTGTTTTTAACAAAAGCGCATCAATAACCCGCTTTTGACCGTCTGATAAAACAAGATCAGCGTAAACAGGTTTTGTTTGCCCAAACCGCCAAAATCTTCTTATTGCTTGATAGTACTGCTCATAACTCCATGTTGGGAAATAAACAGTATGGTTACAGTGCTGCCAGTTTAGACCGAACGAAGTCATTTTTGGTTTCGTGATCAGCTTTTTTATTTCACCATTACCGAACGCTAATAAAAGTTCCTCCTTTTTTTCAAGTGGCATTGATCCTTTTATCTGGAACGCGTCCTTATCAAGTTTTTGCAGTAAATCACCTTCATCATTGAAATTACACCAATAAACAGAAATATCATGACTTTCTGCTAATTCAACTGCTTTATTGCATCTATTTTCAATTGTTAGCTTTTGCTCTATCCTGACTTCTGTCATTGTTTTTGCCACTATTCCAAACATCATTATCTGACCATCAATAACCCAATTTTTATCATTCCTTACATAGTTATGATTTAGTATTAATTCAGGTAAAATAAATTTAGTATCATCAAATCCCAGGTCAGAAGGTTTCCGCATTGAGATCGACCAACCAGATACCCACTTGAAAAAGTCATTTTTTGCATGTGGTTTAAGGTACCACTTTGTCGCAATCTCTTGCGGCCTTATGTTGTTTTCATTGTTAGCAAAAAACCTGCTTAACATTTCCATATAACCCAACTCTCCCAACGCTTCCGAACTTGTGCCCAATTCAATAAAGTCGTTAGGACTTGGTGTCGCTGTAAATAGAAATCTGTACTTTACTTTTTTAAGAAATGTAGTTACATGATTTTTTATTGCGCCTTTGAAGTTTTTTAAAATACTGCTCTCATCTAGTATAACGCAATCAAAATCATCATGATTAAATTTATCCAAACGCTCATAATTGCAGATCACAATATCAGTATTATATTTGCCATCTTTTGAATACATTATTGACGCATCCAAATTGAATTTTTCGGCCTCCTTGATGAACTGGAATGCAACGGCTAAAGGTGTTATTATCAGTACTGGCTTATTCGTGTGCCTCCGATAGTTCACAGCTGTTGTAAGCTCAATTATTGTCTTACCTAATCCAGTGTCAAGGAATACAGCGCACCGACCTTTTTTTATAGCATATTCTGATACATATTCTTGGAAGTCAAATAATTTATCAGGTAGATATTTAATTTCAATTCCATGGTTGATCGATGAGTGCTGTTTCGATTTTAAAAATTCCTTATAATCCATCCGTATAAATTTTAATTAGTCAATAAGCAAATGTAACAAATTACCTGTTGTGTGAATGTTAAAAATAGTTAAAACTCAGTTGTAGCAATCAAATCAATTGAGTCGTTTAGGTCCGCGTATTCAGCAAATGTATTGAGTATCTTATACCCGCATGAATAGTCATCTTCGTTATAATCTTCATCCGATTCAGGTTCACTTTCATTAATATCTAAAATGTAATGATTGCCCCAATACTTTTTAGGAACTATCGAAACCTTGACATTATTCAAATCTCCGCATTCAGTAAAACTGATTAAGTTGGTGCAATTGATCTTCGTCTGTAATCATTTGTAAGTACTTGCCTTTCACGCACACCTTATAGGCTTTCTTAGTGCTTAATATCTTATTATAAATATCACCACCTTCGTTTGTCCATCCGTTCTGCAATGTTATATTTCCAAGTCTCCACATACTGTTATTAAGTCGCTTAAATCCGTTCAGCTCAATAATTTCATTTGTTAATTTCATCGCTTCAAATGTTTATAGTTTAAATAATTCCCTTCGCTGTCAACTTCATCCTCCCTGTAATCAATCAGGTAGCGGTATTCATATTTTGTCAATTCCTTGCCCCATATCGGTATATTGGTATTGATTACTTTTTCGTTCACCTGGTAGATTCCTGGTGATATTGTTTTGATTTTCATTAGTATAAATTTTTAATAACCTGTTCATAAACAAAATCCCGATCTTCATTCAAACCATTCAATTGTGTTTCATCCATTGGCACCCCGTCAAGATCGGCAGCTGATATGAAGGCATCGACGAAATCCGGGGCATCGTTTGTATTGATGTCATCTATTTGGATGTTATCTATCATTATCCGTTCTCCTTTATTAGTTCGTTTTGTTTTTCCAGATCATTTACAATTCCTTTAAGTGAATAAATTAAACACTTATCTACTGTTCCGTCAAGTTTAGTTATTTCTTCTAATATCATACTGTTATAGCCCGTAACTAACAATTCAATAATATTGGCCGGCTTACCGTTCGATCCTCCATAATGTTTTAAAGTAAGTATCATTTCCTACCCTCCCTTTGGAATCTCTGGTGTAACTTTTCCCTGTATATCTTGCTGTTCTTTCGTTTGATTGACATAGCACGATTAAATATTAACAGCGTAATAATTATGACGGCTATTCCGATTAGGTATGTCATAATTCACTGATTAATTTAGTTACTAACTTATCCAATTGAATACACCTATCTAACATATCAGCCTGATAATCATTATCGGCTGCAATCCGGTAAACCTTCGCTTTTAAGTGGTCAGGAAATTCAGGATTAAATGTCATAAAGTCACACCATGTGCAGGTGGTAACCATCATTTGAAACTGCACCTGAGCAAAATATTTCGGTGGTATTCCGTTCTGTAAGTATTCAAGATGTGCCTTCGGTTGAGGGCTTTTAATCTCCAACAAACCCCTGTTACGATCTTCCATTACCATCCCGTCAGGAGTACACCCGATGAAATCAAATTCAGGATGGATTATAAATCCGGGTAACTTAACCTTAATATTTCTCGATTTCGCGTAAATCAATCTTGCATCAGGTTCCCGTTCCAATCCTTGTTCCATTTGCCAGGTAGTGAAATCAGGCGGCTCAACCCCAAGTCGCTCCAATACTAACTCATTTGCATAGGTCTTGGCCATTTGTCCGAATAGTTCCGGGCCTTTGCCTTTTGCCATAATGTCATAGCCTTTACTTGCCGTGATTCGGCCTGATCTTTTTGGTGATAGTTCTGTCATACTGTTACATTTTTATAGTTTCCTTTAATCCTGATTGCCTCCACCTGCTGACCAAACGCTGAAACCGTCTGTGTCGTAAGTGTAACCTGTTGCCCGATCCAGTCCTCGATATAAGGTGAACCAGTTACCTCTGCAATTTTCTTCGCGTTGGTTTTGTTCAGGATCATACCTTTTTTAGCTCCTTTGAATTTCAAGACTGTAACGGTTTCCTTTTCTTTACCGTTAAATGTTTCGTCCTGATCAATTGATTCAATTGTAACTGTAACGTTTTTTTCTAGTTCCTCGGCAGATATAAACCGATAGTCAAAACTTTTCTTCCAATGTGTTTTCGTGTCGCTCATTATAAATATTTTTAAGTGATTAATTTATTAATGTAAAGATACATCTAAATTCAACTTCCAAAAGTTAACATTTGTTAATTTTTGATGTGATTAATAACCTTATCAATCAAGTTTGAAACATCACCGTACATCTTTTGGTTTTTCACAGACTTGAATACATACCTGTTTTTAATATCTTCAAGATCATAAATCAAATCCTGAACTTTTGCCGAGTCTCCTTTGTTCAGTTCGGATTGTTTTTTGATTTCGACATCTGATATTGCTTTTAATTCAGCAGCTTTCTTTTCTTCAAGTTCTTTGTTAATCCTGTCGCGTTCGTTGCGTTCTGCCTGTAATTTTACCCGCATTTGCTCTGCTGCCTTTTCCGCTTTCTCAGCCTCAATTTTACGCAACCTGTCTGATTCTTTCTTTTGCTCTGCAAGTTTCGCCTCGTTGTCTGCTTTGATCTTTGCTGCTTTTTCGGCTTCAACCTTTGCAACCCTGACACGTTCCTTTTCCGCTTTTTCCCCTACAACTTTCAAGTTCTCATTTTCAACCTCGATCAATCTCAACCTTTCCGCTTCTGCTTTCTCGGCTGCAATCCGATCTTGCTCTGCCTTTTTTTCCGCTGCAATACGATCTTCATACTCTGCTTTTTTAGTATTCAGATAAGCAATCCACACATCATCTTCCATGTAACCCAATTGCCGTTCGTGTGCATCTTCAAGGTAATGTGAAAGCATCTCGACGCGCTTTGTTTGCAGTTCCTCAATCTTTTTCAGTTGCTGGATTTCGTAGTAGTTCTCGATCTCTGACAACTTTTCTTCCATTTGAACAATTGGAAGAGTTTCCTTGTTTTTCCATGCATCAACAAATTTCCCAGCGGCAAGGAAATAAGCCTTTTGTGTTTTGTGAATTGATGCAATCCCGGTTCTGACTTTTACCAGTGATTTTCTGATTGTAGCTGCCTCTGAACAGGTTTTGATAGTGATCTCTTCCGTAAGGAGATTCTCATAGACTTTCGCCAGTCCGTCACGCTCTATGATTTTGGGCATAAAAGCATCTTCAATTGTTTTTACTTTTTCTGAATCTAGTCCGTATTCAGCAGGATTAATTTTTGTAATTTGTGTCGTCATTATAATTGTTTGTTTAATTTATTAATACATCCATTTAAGGAATCTATTTCATTTGTATATTTATCATTCAACCATGTGAAAGTTCCGGGATAGCTATTAAGCGAATCATAAAGAATCTCCCTTCTCCTTATGAAGTGGCTAATTGCAGCAATCACTTCTAATTTATGAGCATATTCTTTTGTCAGTTCATCCAACTCAGGCCGGCCTATATCGCATTTTCTTATTCTCATATCGGTTAGTTATTAGTAAGTGGCTCATAAAATGATACGAATACCTGGCAATTATTAATTGTCAATGAACATCCCATTTTGCCGTCCCTTTTACATTTGTTTATATATGAAATTTGAGACTCATCAAGTTCATTAGTGAATTTAACCTCACTAGACTCTTTCAATATTTTCGTGATATGTTTAGGTTCTTCAGTATCTGAACAGCCCAATACACACGCTAATATTAAAAATATTACGCTTAACCTGTTTAAAATTTTCATATTCTTATTTATTAGGATCTAAAATTGCCTGTAATTGTCGCATAAGGAATGAGTACTTCAACCTGTATGTGTTACCGTTTAATTTAATCCACTCGTTAGGCTCGTTGTCAGGATTAGTTAAGTACTCATCCATGCAAGCCTTACAGAATATTACATCACGCTCATAAAGCCCGATCACATTAAACATACCGTGTTCAAAAACGGTATATCCGCATTCATCACACTCGGCTGCATCAATCGGTTCCTGATTACTTGGATGGTCAGGGTTTCCAATTCCGCAGTAGTCGCGGTCGTAGTTTGGTATTGTTTCCATGCTATTTAGTTTTTAATGATTTCAGCTTCGTATCCTAATTTTTCAGCCGCTCTTTTACAATGTTCAGCACTGTTGAGCGTGTCCCATTTTAGGGTTTTGGTGCCGGTTGGTTTTTTTATTATTACTTTGTATTGTTTCATAATTTATTCGTATTTGTTATTAAACAAAAGTAAACCAACCGATACGGTAATGCAAATTTGATTTCATAAAATTTGTTAAAATTAGATTATTGTTTGAATCTCATAATCTGATAGATTATTGTAATAAAAAAAGGCCAGCCAAATTAATGACCGGCCTACTAACCAAAACGAACACGAAAAAAGAAAAGGATTATTCCCGGCCCCGCTTACCCGTAATTCGGATATTCGCGGCACCTGATATTTTACTATTTGGATTCATGGATTTAATATCGGCTCCCCATTTTTTAGGTTCAAACCATCTCCTTAAAAAGAACTTTCTATTTTTAAACCAGTGCATTAGTATTACTACTTCATCCCGGCTTTCATAATCAAGTATCTCCAGCTCTCCAGATTTAACAGCTATCGACAAGTCCAGCCACTTACTAACGAACGGGGCCAGCTTAGTTATAGTATCTGATTCCCTTATGATAATTGTATCCATAACCGGGATGTAAATAGGCTCATATCTCACAATAGTTTTAACTGATAATAGATGTTCCAACTCCCTATTTCTAATGCCTAAGTTTTTACTTTCCTGGAATAAGGCGTTAATTGTGCTGTCAGTTGTTCTCCTCAAGTCCTGTAACGTTAATTGCTTCTCCTGAATAGTTATCGCATCTTGACCTGTTTTGTCCTTAAATCGCTTAATTTCGCCTTTGTAATTCTGTTCCCATCGAACTGCAATATCTTTTTCGCGTTCATAGCGTTTGAGTATAATCCAATTTGATAATATTAAGCTCAGGATTATTGCCCCGGCAAATATCCAACGCTTATTTTTAAGCAGAAATAGTTTAATGACAGCAATCATAATATTTCAATCTGGATTACATCCTGATCAATTTTACGGGATAAAGCCCCCATTGTCATAGTCGAATTAACGACATCAATTAAGCCATCCTTATTTAAATCATGCTTTTTATTCCCTACCAAAATGCAGCCCAAAATATCAAAGTGAAAATTTCCTTTATGGACAAGGATACCAGATCGGCCTTCCACTTCCAGAAATCGTAACACCCACCCGCGCTTTTCATTGAACTCTTTAGCGGCAAAATAAATGCCTTTTGGAATGCAGCTAATATTTTTCATATTGTCATCCCATTCAAGTTCTAAAGTAAAGCATTCGAAAACTATTTTCTCACCATCGAATAAAAATAGTTTACCCTCTGTTTGTTCCTTCTTATAAAACTGCCTTATGATTTTGATTTTGCTATGTGTAGCCGGCATGTTACCTCCATTTTATTTACAGTTTTTTCAATGCAAAGTATCCGTTTCTCGATTTCAGTAAACCGCTCCCTTTTCGAGTCTAAACGACTCTCAATACCCTGAAACCGCGTTTCAACTCTAGTTTCAATTTCTCTTATGGCCTGATTCTGTAACTGGCTATCAGTTTTAAGCTCTCCAATCTGTTCTTTTAAGTCACCAATTTTAAGCTGTATAGATTCAAGACCGGACAATATCGCTTTTTTGAAATCATCAAAACCTTTTAGCCATCGTTTTGCAGCGAAGGCAATAATTGTAATTGCAGCGATAATAATAAACCCTGCTGCACTGAATAGGATACCCGTTGTTTCGGTCATTGGTGTCATTTTACTTTAGGAATAATAAAAGATATTTCACTCCTCGTGTTGGACTTGAAATCAAATATTATCGCTTTTATTTTATCCTTAGACCCGTCAAAGGTGCCTCTATTTTCAAATACGTTTATATTAAAATATCTCTTATGGCTATCCTTAATAAACCAAGGCCCATACGCCCCGAACGTCATTAAGTGCCTATTGGAAGCAAACCGCTTCAATTGCAAGGATACTTTTTTACGTGAATCGACAACTAAATTATTATTTTCATCAGCCCCAATTTTTAGAAATTCATCAGCGTAAAATACTTTTATAAAATTATGCGTAAAATCCAATAGCGGAAATTTATCAACAATAATAGGATCTGGTTTTGGTTTCACAACTGGGACGTATACAGGCGGCGTATAATTATCCAAATCAATAGCCCCCTCAGGCAATGGGGGTTTTGATAATGTGTACTTTAAGAAATAAAATGTTCCTATGGCATCGCACTTACTGTAAGGTGTAACATTTACTTTTATGATAATATTATTTTTATCATAATCTGAAAGTGAAGGATAATAGTATGTCCCACCACTCAATAACTTTTTTAAAAGCCCGTCACCTTTTATAATTTCAAGTCCGTAGTCACTAAAAAACCTGACCTTACCTTGTACGCGGAAATTCTTATTTTTAATATATCTACACCTTAACTTCCCTAATCCAGTATGACATGACAGCCAATGAGATTCAAAATTAATACTAATCGTATCGCCATACTCCACTGGAAAAACTGGACACTGCTCAAACAGCCATTCAGCATATTGCGTAGGATAAACATCAAATGTTTCATGTGTAATTATGATTGAGTCAATCACATAAAAACTAAGCGGATACCACTTCCACCCCGTCGCACTGCTTAATCTATTATTAACTTCGTGCGGATATGCTCTGTACGCTTTACCATCCTGCCATATTCCCATATTAATATTCTGACCGTAATCAAACCCATCTTTTTTAACATTACCAAGTCCCGGCGGGTCTTGGCCAAATGGGATGGATGTGCGCCCTTGACAACTTACAGTTATGCCCAGTTTGTTAGCAACCGTATCAATTTTCCGGCTGTTCACTAATCTGGCCGAATCGTTATCTATGTAATATAAAAACAGGTAACTATCAACAGGCAACTGATTTTCAACATTAAAAATAGTTATACTTGGGTTGTCTCCGTGCCGCATCGGGGGCGGTATCTCCTGAGCTGTTCCGCATAGCTTAACGGCTAAAACAATTGTAACGATCAGTGCAATTGCTAATAATACAGGTGCAAAACTTTTTAGTGTTCTCATTTTAGTTTAGTTTTAATTATTTCGGTAACGTCTTTAGCAAGTCCGGCAATCAATAGAATGGCGCAAAGTACACCACCCACAACCAATACCCTGTAGTCATCCAAGGTATAAAATCCAAACCCGGATAAAAACATTGCTGCCATTGTAGCAAGCCCAGCCCAGGTGCCGGTAAACCTTCGCCAAAATCCTAATTCACCTTTTGATTTTTCCATGATTATTCAAATATTCGTTTATGATAATTAAGTAATTGATACAATGATAACGTTCGCTTCATATCTTCGCCCGTTGTATATATGTAATTTTTCACAAAGAAGTAGCCATACTCCTCACCGGTGTATGGGTTTTTAAGTTTGTCGCCCGCTCTTAAATACCTCTTGTAAGTTTTCTCCTTCGAAAAATAGGATGTATCAGATAGTTTCAGCTCTTTTGTTAAAGTTATGAAACTAACTAATTGATACGGATTGTCGGCATCAATGAATTTTTCATGATACCATCTGTAAAAAATAGTATCATTACTAAACTGCACTGTATCCGTATGGATCAACGTTTGCCCAACCCCAGCAAATGGGATGAGTAATAATAATAGAATTAAGTTTTTCATATCTTTATTAATTATGTACTTTGGTTATTTTAATTATTCCATTTTTTAATTGTGCTGTACCGCTTCCATCGCCCTTTATTTGCAATAAAATTTCATCACCAGCCGCGCAAACAAATGATGCGACTGTAATAATAGTGCCATAATCGTCAGTTCCTTCACCTGTAATCGCTCCAGCGACTGGCATTCCAGATGTTTGTGTTTTATTATAAAACCGGATAGATACGGTTTCGTTATAATCGCAACTTAATGTATTTGTTGCTATAAAATCATAGTGACCCGCTCCGGTTATTGTGATTGTATCATTCGATTCTGTAAAGCCATCGCTATGATCATTAATCCACAAGCTATCACCAATATTTGAAAGGTGATCCCATTCGGTTGAATAACTGTAAGAAACTGTTGAATCTCCGTAATAATGAAATAAATGAATAGCCTTATCTGGAGATATATATTGAGTAGTTCTAATATCACCAGTCGTTACAAAACCACCTGCGTAAACAACCGCGCTCGAATCATCAGCCATGATGACTGAGGTTACCGATTCATTTCCAATTGTGGCAGTGTTATCGCCACTTCCTATTGCATCGTAACCGATAACTATTTCATTATCACTGTTGGCTGTGTTTGCTTCAGATAAATCACCGATGTAGACGCATTGGTCCGGACTAGTATTACTTAATCCGCCTGTGTATGTGCTTCCCGCATTGAGTCCGATTGCAACAGTATTATTTCCAGATGTATTATTATTCAACGCTGATTTACCAACGGCTGTATTATTTCCACCAGTGATATTGCTCAACATTGACTGCCAACCTATCGCGGTGTTTCCATTTGCTGAGCAAGCTAATAACGCCGCAGAGCCTATTGCGGTATTTTGACTATCTGTTGCATCAGTAGCCCCCCTTAGTGCGTCTGCGCCTATACCTATATTGTTATTTGCATTTACACTTAACAAACCAGCCTCATAACCGATATAAATATTTTCATTTGCTGTAAGATCATCTACTGGACCCGCATCTCCACCAATGAATATGCTTCCTCCCGTACTACTTATCTCAATCCTTCCAGCAACATCTAATATGGCCGCCGGACTCTTAACCCCAATGCCGACCGAGTCGGTTACTGTTTTTGTATAAACGGAACCACCTGACCTGCCCCATAGCGAAGTATCCGACACTGTTCCAACGTAATCAACAACAGCCGATGAAGTGACCAACGCGCCATCAGAATTAATGACAGTGGTTAAAATAGAATCTACAAATACGGATTGACTAGCAAATGATAAATCGTTTTCAACATAAACATTGTCCAAATTAAGCACAATTGAACCGCCATCAATTTGACTTTTACCAGATGTATTTTCGTAGAAATCTGTTGTACCGTTCAAACTGAACTTACCTCCATTAATTTCGAATAATTCAGATGGTGAGTCCGTACCTATACCTAACGAGTCAGTTATAGTTGATGAGTATAAATGTCCCAGAGTCTTATCCCAGTATTGGCCCGTCGAGATAATATAAAAAGATGCCTCTACGTCGCGAATGGCGTTGGTTTTCGCAATGCTTTTAAAGGCTATACGCAATACAGCATCATCAACGTTATATACCATCGTACCTTTTACGATATTTTCAGCGAATACAGTTCTATCATTAGCGACTCGGACCAATTTAACGGGCGTTATCTGTGAATAACCGTGCAATGTCATCACGCACAAAATGATTCCGAGTATTTTTTTCATTCTTAATAGTTATATGTTACAACGACAATATCATATTGCAAAACAGCTATGCCAATTTCAAGCGTTCCTGCCGTGAGGGTGTAATTCGCCGGATCAAGCATAGACCCATTCAAAGACACCGTCGCCCCGGCTGTTTGAGCAGTTTGGGCTAAGGAGTGTTCCGTGGCTGTGCCGCTCGTTTCTTCGAACTTTTCAGTGAACAATGTAAAATTAGCGGCTAAACCATCTAATTTAGATTTATCTGTTGCTGTCATTACTCCAGCCGCCTCAGTTGTTGCTGCTGCAATTACTACATCATCAGCCCCCCCATCGGATGTTATGCCATATGTGGAATGACTTACGGTCCCTGTGCTTAGAGCAGTAGATACGTTTGTAACCTTCGCATTATTCAATACTACCTCATCAAACTTCGCTTTAGTCATCACACCAGCCCGTGAAGCACTAGCGGCCACAAGTGTCGCATTCGTTCCAGTACTTGAATTTACATCAACTGTCGTCTCCGTAACGGTTCCCTCAGTTAAATTAGTAGTTGCCGAGTTAGGGTTAATCAATGTAAATGATGCTGATCCGGTTGTAAGCGTTAAAGTACTTACTACCCCCACATTTGATACATACAATAGATCCGCGTTAATATCGTAGATCAACTTACCAACGGATATATTTACACCCATTGCAGTGGTGTCGTTCGCGATCCGTAAAACTTCGGTTGGAACTACCTGTGAAAATGCCAATATACTAATCAGCATTAAACTTAAAAACAAACTTACTTTTTTCATAATATTTACAAATTTAGTTAATTATTGTTTAATAAAAAAGTTATCATATTGTTTTGTACTTAGCGATAGGACTAATGTCGTTGTACCTTCCCCGCTCCATTGTGACCCTTTAAGTATTCCACCGTTCAAAAATACTAATGAGTTCGCACTAATTGTAAACCCTACTGCTATATTAGTTTCGGAATCTGCCAATTCTTTTTCATAAGTACTTCGAAAGGTGTTTACATAACCCCAAACCGCCCCCGATGTAGGTATATTAGTATCTGAATCGGTGAGGGTTGTTTCTATTGTGTCGACTGCCTGAGTTAAGTTTAGATCAAACGTACCCGATACGTTGGTATTAGTATCCAACAAAATCCCGCCTGTGTAGAACTCGCTCCCAATCACCACTTGATTGTTGGCAGTCGGTTGGCCTTGTGTTCCGAATATAGCCGCACCTGTATAGGTAGTGTTTATTCCGGCTTGGTATCCTAATCCTATTGCATTTGTAAGGTCAATCTTTGAATTTTTGAACACTTGACCGCCTACTGCAATTGTATTTGTTACTGTTGTGGCTGAGTCGGCGTTTCGGTCTCCTATTAATAAAGAATTTAGGATATTTCCAGTTGCTGAATATGCGTTTTGGTAGCCAAACATTCCGTTATTTAAAACATTCCCAGTCGCTAAAAAGGCGTTTCTGGTGCCAAATATTCCATTGTATTTAACATCCCCAGTCGCTGAGTAAACATTTATATACCCAAATATTCCATTAAATCCAACCACACCAGTCGATAAATATACGTTACGCTCACCAAATATACCGTTATAATAAACAGTACCTAACGCTGAATAGACATTTTTATAACCAAAAATACCATTTCTATTTGCCCCTGCAGTAGTTGAATAGGCATTTTGATAACCAGCCGCAAAATTATATGTAGGTGTCGTTTCAGCCGCAAAATTCCCATCACCAAACAAAGCATTATAACTCCCCAAAGTAGTCCCGATATTCGTAGTATTAAATATCAATGAAGTCCCGTCATATTCAGCATGGCCGCTTGATGTCTCATATAACTCAGTAGTTCCATTTATACTCAGGGTGTCGGATAGTTGGATTGAGCCAACCACGTCCAGCATCTCAGTAGGCGAACCCGTCCCAATACCCACGCTGTCGGTTACATATAAACTCCCACCAACTCTAACAGAGTCAACTATATTAGCCCATTCGGTTACGTCTAAATTACCTCCTATATCCACATCTCCATCGAGTAAACTATTTCCAGATACATCCAGTAGCTCAGTGGGCGACCCCGTCCCAATCCCCACGCTATCAGTAACCGTACTCGGCCAGATATGACCCTGTGTACGGCTCCAGAATGATGTGTCCAGACTGCCGCCTATGCTGTCATTGATCTGCCAAAGTGGCACCGCATCCCACTGATTTACAGCAGTATCCAGTTTAATAATCCGGTTTGAGTCCATTGACATTATCCCCTGAAAAGTTCCGCCGCCATAAATTATAAGGCTGTCACCAAGCACTTCCTGTGCCATCGCGGCCAATGGCAACATAAATATTATTAAGATTAGTTTTTTCATTATGGGATTACTTTAATTGTTTGAACCCTTGCCGTAATAAATGCACCAATCACAGTAAAAAAAATAGGCCATGCTGCACTTATCCCGGTATCTGGCATAAAATTACGGGTGAATATTTGGAAATCCTTAGCGGTCGTTAATGTGTACGTTTTCAAAATATCATCACCTCCGATAGTAGTCCCGATTTTAATAGTTCCGCTGGTTCCTGTTGATAATTCGATTATAATCTGATTAATTGAGTATCCTAAATTTACCAATGCACTATCTAATGCGGCAATGGCTATTTTATTTATATTTATTACTTTGCTCATGGCTACTGTATCACAATTAAACCCTAAATCGTGGGCGTTCATACCAAGATTTAAATTCTGTACCATCGGGGCTGATACAATTGACCATGCCCCCGCTGTTGAAATTTCCGGTATCTTTTCAACTACATAAGCCACCTCATTAACCAAAAATGAATCGTGGGCCATTGCAATAGAAATCACCTGGGCTATTTGTCGAGGTATTAAACCGGATTTAAATAGTATCTGTGCAAATTGATTTGATTTTAAAATAGATTTCTCGTTCTGATTATCGTAAACATCTGTTTCACCAACAGATTGATACTCTAAATCTTCAATTAAGATCCGCATGTAGTTAACGTTCGCAAGGGCATAGGTAGTATTATAATCAAATTCAAACGGGTCTGTATCTTCATCTAAATTAGTCCACTGCAATAGCCTGTAATCAGTATCAGATGCAATAATATTTACATACTCACTTTGCCAAGTGCTTTCTTCTGTTGTTAATTTGAAATATGACCGGCCAAGTGCTGAAAATGTTATAAGATAATCGTAAATTATCCATGCGTCCATCCCAGCAGTAACGACAGTAGGACGCCCTGTGGTATCGTCCACTACGTGTACTGTTGTTGATCCGTCATCAAAGTATTGCGTTAAAACTACCGTTGCAGTTAAACCAGCCTTAACTTGAATCGGTACAGGATCGTTCAGAAAAAAGATCTGATCAAAGTAAATGGAAGGCTTATTACTCCAAGTTTCCTCACAGGATAGTTGGTTATCCATTGACCGCATCAGGTCGTCCCGGTGTGCCCATCGGATTGAGTTGGCTTTACTTATGACTGCTTTTAGTGTATCCATTT